CAGGGCCGAGGAGATTGCGAACATGCTCGAAAGAATGCCGTCCTGAAAATGAACAGTATCCCTGGAGGTGAGGAGTACCTGATTCACCGACTTCTCTACCGAAGACATAGTACTTGGCTTCCCTTTCGAAAAGCTCAGTGAGCCGAGGGACATCTTCCTCTTCGACATAGTTATTGTATGTAAACACTATATGGCTAAAACGATCTCTGGGGTTGAGACGAGGCATGAATGATACAAGGAACGGGGGCCATTTATAGATGGGTAGGGGTCCAGGGCACGGGGGGTAATAGTAACCCCCGCGCCCTTGGCCCCCAATATTTTATTACAACAGGACTGCATTGACGTAAGCGCTTACGCTTAGGTATACTAGTCGTACACTACACGGCATCTCCGACGAAAGATGCGTTCCAGTACTGCGTGATTGTAGCGGAACTCGCGGCGGCTGAGCCGGTACTACCGACAGCCACTACCCAATAGAAGCGCTTTGTAAGTTGACTATACTGAAACTGGTCAACTGAATGAACCTTCAGACGAAACTTCACTTCGGCGACATTATCATTATTCAAAAGGACAGTCTTATTCACGAGTGGAGTGCCGTAGAACTGTTTGAAATCGGACAACTGGGTTATGTCAAATCCAACCGTCTGATTGGCGATGGCGGGAGGTGCTACTCCCTGACGATCACCAGTACGGATCAATGTAATCCTGACTTCCTGAGGCTGAGTATCAGCACTCTGATTTGTAACACGTATACCAAGAACACCGCCACGTACGACAATGTTACCATTAAATGTAGGAATAGCAACACCGAAATCCGGTGCAACTGCGCCTCCACTCGCGGTCCAGAAGGGACTAGCTGTATTGCCGAAGGCATCGTATATGCCCACTGTATACTGTGCTGAGTTGGCAGCAGAAGCTTGACTCTGCGTGAAAGCGCTATTGGTTCTAATCTTAGTCCTGAGAATAGACGAGTTCCAAAGCATATTCCGATAACGCTTAGTACTAAGACGTTTACTACGGAAACCAAAGGAATTCGCAACCCCAGACTGGGATGTGAATGATGACGTTTTAGCTCGCCGACGATTGCGTCGCCTCCTACGAATTACCTTTCGTGCGGGGGCTGACGGCTTGCGTGTTTGATGCGTTCGAGCCATTGTGATCTTACTCACCCTCACGGGTAAGCGCGGGTATTTATAGAGTATGTTATCAAGTGGGGTATGCACGCTCCGCGTGCGTCCTGTCACGTGCTTCGCACGTGGTGGGCCCAAGGGCCCACGTGTCCTTTGGCTCCGCCACGGCGGCCACTCACCTGCGGTGGGCCATTCTAAAGGTAATCTTACATGCGTTGTATTTCCGAGAGGCAACAATATTTCGAACTGATATCTTTATTTCATTTCAATAAAAGTACATCGCCTTTCCAAGGCTGGTAATTGAGGATTAATTTCATCTCCCCACTTGAAAATTTCCCTGGGATGGAAATTTGATGTGACTATGAATGTATCAGCGTGAAGCGCGACCATTCCTCCCTTATTTTCTACTAAACATTTATAACGATCAAACCAACGCAGCAAATGGTTTATATCAATACCATTTGGACCAAAATCATCTATTATTACATCTGATTGACAGAGGTAACCATTCCACCATTTGGTCCTCGGCTCTTTAATGTAAGCGTCGGGAAGATCTTCATGGGCCTTTCTTGATTTACCTACGCCCGGTGGGCCGTAGATCCATTTGACATTGATGTTGGGCCGGTCAATAGGGGCCCGGAGGGCCAGAGCGTTTCTGAGCATGTTAGATCCATGATGGATCCAAAGATGGGGGTTGCTTTCGGCGAATTCAGCAACTCCCTTATCTCCTCTTCTGACCATCGTGATGAACTCTCGGGAAAGTTCGTCTTTATCCTGTCTAACTCGTCCCTCATTAAGTGCACCGCCCTCGACGTAATGTCCAGCCTTAGTGCAATACTCTCGATTTTGTCGAGCAGTACCTCTTGCCCTTTCGAAATGGATCCCAGGGCCGAGGAGATTGCGAACATGCTCGAAAGAATGCCGTCCTGAAAATGAACAGTATCCCTGGAGGTGAGGAGTACCTGATTCACCGACTTCTCTACCGAAGACATAGTACTTGGCTTCTCTTTCGAAAAGCTCAGTGAGCCTAGGGACATCCGTCTCTTCGACATAGTTGTTGAATGTAAAGCAAATATGAGAAAACCTATCTTTGCTATTGAGACGAGGCATGCAAGAGTGAAAGGAAAGGGCAGACTTTATAGAAGGGAGGGGTCCAGGGCAGCGGGGGTAATAGTTACCCCGCTTGCCCTGCCCCCCAATAATTTAATACAAGTTGTCGCCATTGACGGTTGAGCACATGCCCAAGGTATAGCGTACGTTACACGGCATCGCCAACAAAAGATGCGTTCCAGAACTGAGTGACTGTCGCGGAAGGTGCGGACGAAGATTCCGTCGCACCAATACACACGACCCAGTAAAACCTCCTAGAAGTTTGTGAATATTCAAACTGATCTACCTTATGTACACGCATACGGTACACAAATTCAACGACGTTGGCGTTCTCAATTAATGCGCTCCTACTGTAAAGGATCTTCCCATACAACGAACTGAAATCCGTCAACTGGCTAAGATCAAACCCTATAGGTTGATTTGAAATGGTCGGTGGAGGCACAGCCGCTCCAACGGAAGTCTTCTTCGGCGTCATTAGAAGAAACACCTTACACTCAAGTGGCTGTAGATCTGCTGCTTGATTGGATACACGAACACCTAAGGTTCCGCCACGTACGATAATATCTCCGATAAAAGTAGGCACAGCACCCCCAAAATCAGCAACAAGAGTACCACCACTAGGAGTCCAAAAAGGACTGGCAGTATTGCCAAATGCATCGTATAACACGACACTGAATTGTGCTGACGTGGCAGGCGCAGCATGCGCTTGAGTGAATGCAAGGTTCGTCCTGAATTTAGTTTTCATCGTGGAGTCCCTCCATAACATAGAACGATATCTACGCCCAGAAACTTTACGGGATTTGAAACCAATTACAGAACCAGTCCCTTTCTTCGATGTAAACGACGAGGACTTACGTCCACGTCGACGTCTGGGCCTCCGGCCCTTCTTCATGGGCTTGGAAGCGGACGAAGGCTTGCGTGTTTGCAATGTACGAGCCATTTCTCTTACTCACCCTCACGGGTAAGCGCGGGTATTTATAGAGTCTGTGGTGGAATGGTTTGACTTGCGCGCTTCGCGCGTCCTGTCACGTGCTCCGCACGTGGTGGGGCCAAGGCCCCACGTGGGCTTTGGCTCCGCCACGGCGCCCACTCACCTGCGGTGGGCCATTCTAAAGCTAATATCTCCCTTGGCTTTCAGAAAACATGAATGCGTAAAATTAACTCTTTATTCCATGTGGATAAAAGTACATCGCCTTTCTAAGGCTGGTAATTGAGGGTTTATTTCTTCACCCCATTTAAATATTTCCCTAGGATGGAAATTCGAAGTAACTATGAAGGTATCTGCGTGAAGCGCTACCATACCTCCTTTATTCTCAACTAAACATTTATATCTGTCAAACCATCTAAGCAAATGGTTTATATCAATACCATTTGGCCCGAAATCATCTATTATTACAGAAGTCTGACAGAGGTAACCATTCCACCATTTGGTCCTAGGCTCTTTAATGTAAGCGTCAGGCAGATCATCATGGGCCTTCCTTGATTTACCTACCCCTGGCGGCCCGTAAATCCATTGGACTTGAATGTTGGGCCGCTCGATGGGGGCTCTGAGGACCAGAGTGTTTCTGAGCATGTTAGATCCATGATGGACCCAAAGATGCGGGTTGCTTTCGGAGAATTCAAGAATTCCCTTGTCTCCTCTTCCGACGGCTTGGATGAACTCTCTGGAAAGTTCGTCTTTATCCTGTCTAACTCGTCCCTCATTAAGTGTACCGCCCTCGATGTAATGTCCAGCCTTAGTGCAATACTTTCGATTTTGTCGAGCAGTACCTTTTGCTCTTTCGAAATGGATCCCAGAGCCGAGGAGATTGCGAACATGCTCGAAAGAATGCCGTCCTGAAAATGAACAGTATCCCTGGAGGTGAGGAGTACCTGATTCACCGGCTTCTCTACCGAAGACATAGTATTTGGCTTCTCTTTCGAAAAGCTCAGT